ATCGCGTCGAAGTTGACCACATCCCCGCCGACACGCTTGGTCGTGTACAGCTGGACGTAGGGCTTGGCACTGTACGGATCGCGCAGAACCCGGATACCGGCACGGTCGACGATCTGATAACCCTCGCTGAAGTTCGCGAAGTAGATCGCACGCGCGTCGGTCGTGGTGTAGTCGTCGAGATCGTTGAACTCGGCGACCTGGTAGCCCAGCACGCGCTCCGTCAGGCCCTCGCGGAAGTCCGGCAGCAGGATATACCGGCCATTGGAATCCTTCAGGGTCCGCACCGCACCGAGGGTCGTGCGACTCATCGCCCAGACTGCGCCCGCACGGTACTCCTGCTTCATGGTGTGGATACAGTCGGACAGCACGTCCGCCTAGTCGGTCGCCGGGAAGGCGCCGTCGGCGCTGGTGTACGTCGGCTGGATCACCGAGAACCCGCTGACCGAGGTGGAGACCGGCGTGCCCAGGCTGTAGGTGTTGAAGCCGCGGGGCTTCAGGACACCATCACCGTTGACAAAGGCCGTGGCCTCGTCGCGGGCGAACCGGCGCTGCACCTTGTCCGCCAGCCACGACTCCATGTCGACCTCGGCGTCGTCGATGATCTTCTGGGTCAGGCGCGGATTGGCGTACAGCTCATGGACCGGGATCTCGTACTTGCCCAGATCCGGGGTGCCGGTCTCGGTGCGGGAGCCCTGCTCACCGACCCAGCCGGAACTGGCCTCGTCGATGTCGAAGAACCCCTCGAGCCGATCGGTGCCGATCGTCTGCTGGGACGCGAACCGGCGCATCGGGCTCGTGTCGTACACGAACTGGACGATACGGCCGCTGGTGTCGGGCATGACGAAGTAACCGCCGTCGGGCTGGCTGTCGACCGACAAAGCCTTCAGCTCTGGTACCTCGTTGCCCCGGCGCATGTACTTGCCCAGCGCGGCCTTGGCCTCCAGGTATTCGGACTCGCTGGGAGCCTCCATACCCTTCAGCTTGGCCAGGTGGCCGTACTGGCGCAGGTGCTTGGCCTCAACCTCACCCTCACCACTGGCGTGAAAGCCCGGGCGGTTCATGGCGGTCTCGGCCTTCTCGACGCGCTCCAGCGTCTCGGCGTACTTGGACTTCAGGTCGTCGAGCTCCTTGTTGGCGCTCTCGACCTGCTCCTTCAGCTCGGCGGTGCCCCCGCCGGCCTTCATCTGCTCCTCCAGACGCTCGGCCCGCTCGCGGACATCGTGCAGCGTCTTTTCGAGCTTTTCGACCTGTTCGGTCGTGATCTGCTCGGGCATTGGTCAGCCCTCCTGTTGAACGAAAAGAGTTTCAGCGGTCTTGGTCGCGTCGGTGATGAACGTCGCGAACCGCTGCTCTGCATCAGTCAACGAGCCGGCCTCACGCTCGGCCTCGCGGACTACGTGGGAATGACCGTGGGCGATGATGCCCGCAGCCACATGCTTGGACGCCCCTGCCTCGCGCAAGGCACGCTCACAAGACTTCGGTGGCGGGATGTTCGACCCGTCGTCGTCGTACAGCCCCGACTCGTCGGCCATGGCCGACAGCTCGTCGATCACGGTGACGAGCCGGCTGCGACTCTTTTCCGACAGCGACTTGGCCGACATCACCTTGTCGGCCATGCTGCGGACGGATTCGATCATGGCGGCCTCGTTCGCAGGGAACGTCACGGCCGAGACCTCCATGAGCTTGATCTGTTCCAGGGTGCGAACCTCGGTGCGCTGGTCGAAGGAGTCACGGATGGCCATGAACCCGATCGACAGGCCGCCCAGTACCCGGTGCTGCATCAGGGCACGGGCCTCGCGCGCCTTGGCCACGTCGTCGATCAGCAGCTGGCCCTTGACACGCAGGCCCTTGTCGTCCTCGGCCATCTCGAGGAACACCCCGATCGGCTCGTCCATGTTGTGCTGCCACAGCATGGGTGGCATTCGGCCCTTCTCGCGCCACTCCTTCAGGGATTCCTCGAACGCGCCTCGTGCAACGCGCTCGTTGTGCAGGTCCACCACGTCGAACACGGAGCCGTAGCCCTCGAACTCGCCGGCCTCGTTGACCTGCTTGATCTCGAATGGGACATCCAGATGCTTGACTTCGGGCATGGACGCGCTCCGGTTTTCGCGGTATTGGGTCGCACAGATAGCGACGGCCTGATCGTGCGGTTTGCCCTCGGCCTCGACAATGGGGATGCAGCGCGACATGAAGTCGGTCTCGCTCTCGCCTGCATTCGGTTTTGGCAATGCCATAACAAAAAAGCCCGCACCCCCGTTGCCGGGACGGCGCGGGCTCTGGTCGTCAGGTCGCCCTATTGCTGGTTGTCTATGTGCAAATTAGGTATTTTTCTACGCCCTGTCAACCTTTTCCACGATCCGCTTTCAGCCGCTGGCGCAGCGCATGGCCGGAGATGACGGCCAGGCCGATGCCGATGATGACGTTCACGTAGTCGATCGGATCGCTGAAGATCGCGCTTACGACGAATCCCAAGGCGATTAGTTGTAGGACGAATACCAGGGGTTTGCTCATGTCGTCTCTCCCTCCTTCGGCGGTCGCTCGTGTTCAACCCTCGTGATCTTGCGCACCTCGCCTTCCTGCAAGTGCAGCTCAACGCACCCCGACATGCCGGATTCCGCTGCCGTTCGGATGCGGTCGATGATCCATTCCAGGGTGCGGGTGTTCATTCCGGCGTGATAAACGCCAACGCACACCGACAATTCACCACCTGTGCCGCCGGCGCATTCGGATCGCCTGGCTGCTCCATCTGGACGCCGCCGACCGTGAAGCTGGCGTCCTGATCAACCGTCTGGCCGTCCGCTGCGTTGTGGTCCTCGCGTGTGCGACTGTCCTCGGCGGCGAGCCATTCCTTCTCGAGGCCGGCGATGCCGGTCGCCTTGGCCGCCTGCCGATTGCCCGCCTGGGCCGCCGCGTGAGTTTCCGTGCGGGCGATGATATGCGCCCGGACCGCAGACGTGATCACCATGTCGCCACGCAGTGCCTTGGCAATACCATCGGTCCCGAGCCCCGCCTTGCGCCCGGCCTCGATCTTGTCGCGTATCTGCTGGCGCGTGGTCTCGCTGATCTGCGTCACTTTGACCGCCGACACGTTGCGAATCCAGACCCGCATGGCCCGCTCGAACTCGTCCTCCCCCTGCTTGACCCGGCGCCATAGATACCGTTTGTCGCTGGCAGCGTCCAGAATCCGCTGCCCGAACGCCGGCATCGTCACCTCGTAGGACGCTTCGAGCATCCGCATGACACGCGCCCGATGATCATCGCCGATCTGCGCATCGCCCGACGACTCCAGTTGGTCCGCAGCGTTCTCGACCACGCGCTTCAACTCGACCGCCATATCGGACTGCAAGCGGCGCTCATAGGCAGCCTGCAGGCGCAGCTGGACACGCAGGTCGTTGCGGCGGTCGCCTAGGATGTAGCGGGGCACTACTGGTCCTCGCCATACGCCAGACGCGCCTGCTGCAGCGCGCTGTTCTCCCGATCACGCTTGCGCTCCAGCTGAACAATAATGTGCGCTCTCTGTTGCTCGGGTGGCGTCTTGGGAGTGAAGCTGGTAGCCGGGTCAATAATCGACCTGGCCGTAGCGTCGTCGATCGTGGGGAACGCCACGCGCAACAGGGATATAGCCGAATCGCTCGGAAGCATGCCATCTGCCACTGCCTGTACGATCTGCTGCACGCTCTGAATCTGAGCGCCGTTGAGTGCGAGGTCTTGCACATTCCGGTCCTGCCCGCCTGTTGGTATCGCCCCATCTCCGACCGGATCACCTCCTGATGGTGCTGATGGCGTACCATTAAGCGGATCGGTCGAAGCAAACGACAACGGCAATGACGACGCTCCGACGAATATTACATCCCCGCCATCCGTCGGCTCGTATCCCACCGCCTCACGCTGCTCGTTGATCGTCAAGAAGTCCGCATTCTGCACCTTCTCCCACACGCGTTCGCGCCGCAGCGACAGGGCCGGAATCTGGTCGGTGTCGTAGGTGAGCGTGATGCGGTCATCATTGAACGCCTTGCGGAACCACTGGGTCCACGCGCCGTAGTAGCGATCGAGCAGCGGGATCACGGCGTCCTCGTACAGCGCCAGGCGCGCCTCCCGGTAGTTGTTGTATGTCTGTTGGCCGGGTACGCCCACCAGCTGCTCAGGCACGTCGTAGGCAAGCGCGATCTCGCCGGCGCTCATCTGCTTGCCATTCATCCAGTCGAGATCTGACTGGGTGAGCATCATCTGCACCCACTCGAGCCCACCCTCCAGCAACAGCGGCCGGCCGGCATTGCGCGAGCCCGAGAACAGCTCGTCGATTTCGGCACGCTGGCGGTTGTACTCGTCGTCCGACAGCGGCTGCTCGCCGGCCTTCTGCTGCAGCACGCCCGACGGCTTGGCCCCGTTCTGCAGCACCCGGTAGTTCCACGTCGTCGCCTCGTTGTGACTGTCGGCCGACCTGGCCGCCGCCATCAGGGGCGACTGCCCACGCAGAGGATCCAGCGGGTTGAACCGCTTGGTATGCATGGCCTTGGCGGGACTGATTGGGCGCGACTGGTTGCTGCTGATGGCGTACTGGTATTCGATTAGCCGGCCGGACGTGTCCATCTTCAGCTTCATCAGGTCCGGGCGCCACGAGTAGAGTTCGCGTGGCGCACCGGATACCGGGCCAATGCCCTCCTGGAACGACTCTCCGGCCAGCAGATCATAACTGAACACGGAGATGCGGAACTGCTCGCCCGGCTCTCTTGGATTGGGGTTCTGCAGCAAGTCCAGCGCTGGGTGCTGTTCGACCTGTTGGTCGCCTCGGTACATGATCGGCGGTGCGCTGGCGGCGGCCTCCGCGATCAACGAGATGCAGCGGTAGACGATGATGTTCTGCTGGTAGCCCTCGGTGTAATACTTCTCGGGCTTGCCCTTGAGCCGCCACATGGCGCTCGGAAGGCTCTGCAGAAAGAGGGGCAGGATGGACGAGTCCTTGGACTCCGAGCCCTGTGTGGGCCTCTGTTGCGCCTGCATCTGCCCGATCAGGTTGAGCCCTCGCCAGGCGTCTCGGATTCCCATCTACAACCTCCGCACTCTCGGGCGTGCCCGCTGCCGGATCAGTGGTGCCAGCGCATAACGGATCGCATCCATGTAGTGATTGTGCGCATCTACCACGTCTGGCCGGATTTCACCAGTATGGCGATCGACCTTGTAACTGTAAAGCCGCGCCTCCCTGGCGGTATTCCTGCAACGCTCGTGAATGACGATCTCCCGGTAGGACCGCATGTGCTTGATCCCGTCCTCAACACTGCCCTGCCACTTCTGGACCGACGTCACACGCGGCAGGCCGTGGCGCCGCAGATGGCTGCTCGACTCGGGTCGCGCGCTGTCGGCCCGCACCTCGTGGCGCTCGATGCCCGGCATGTCGGCCCTCAACATTTCCGGCGTGTCGTCGAGCTCCACGCCTGAATCACCGGACTCCCGGTAGACGTACAGCGTGTTGTCGTCAATCCAGACCTCCACGCCGGCCGTCGGGTCCTGTGCGAACCCGTAGTCGAGGCCGTAGTACGGGCCGGCCCAGTCTTCACCCGGCTCGAACTCCGCGATTCGCACCTTGCCGGCCAGCACCTGCGCGTCGGAATTCTCGAGATACACACCATCCCAGATATGCGCGTAGGTGTTGGCGTCCAGCAGGGCCGCGTCGTTCTTGCGCTCCTCCTCGAGTTCCGCCGGAAACCACGGGTTGTCCTGATGGTTCAGCTGGGCAATCTTGCATCTGGCCGGTTGGTTCTTGATGAACCGATGGTCGACCGGGCTACCGTCCTTGCGCGGATTCCAGATTACCCAGATCTCCGATCCCGGCGCCCGTATCGTCTGCGTCAGCGATCGCCAAGACTGCTCGGGAACGTCCTCGGCCTCCTCGATGATGCATAGGTCGATGTTCGCCATCGACTTGATGCTCGATATGTTGTGACGCAGGCCACGGAAGATGTACTCGGTCCCGTTGCGCCCGCGTATGTAGTGCTCGCCGATCTCGTAGTGGTCCTCGAGCCACGGGTGCTCCTCGATCGCCTTGCGGACCTCGGCGTAGAACGACTCCTTTATGCTGACCTGGAGTTCGCGTGTGGCGAGGATTCGCATCGGCGCGGCGTACCCGCGAACCGCCGACAACAGGCCGAAGCTGTACGACTTGCCGGACCCGCGGCCGCCGTGCGCGCATCGGTATCGGGCCTCCCCGTCGAACACGGGGAGCAGCTTCGGTGGGATCTCAACCCTTGCGGTTGTCATCCGGCGAGACGATCTGGACCACGGTTGGTGGGGTCATGGAGCCATCGCTGCTCTTGTGGTCCTGCGAGACGCGCTCGGTATATCCGTGGTTGGCCAGGAGCAGCTTCACAATAGTGCTGTTGAGCTTGCCAGTGAGGCCACCGGACAGGCTCATACGCTCCTGCACAGACTCCAGCCGCCCTAACGTGTCTGAAAATTGACAGTGGTGTTTCTGCCATTCGTACATCGTGGATCGGGTTACACCCAGCTCGCAGGCCAGGCCGGCAACGCTTGGAACGACATCTCCGCACGCCTCGTGGCCGCCATTGACGTAATCGTCAGCAGCCTGCTGCATTGCCTTGCTGTACTTGGTGGGCCTCGCCATACAACCAGTCTATCCCTATCGCCCGCCTGGAGCAAAAAGCCCCCGGGCGCCATGCAGGCCACCCGGGGAACTGCTCCTGTCACCCTGGTGCACTTGACCGCCGGGTCAGCGGTGGGAGTCGGGCGTGCACCTGCCCGTGATTACTCGCGCAACTGACGGTCGATATTAGCTCGCGCGCACGCATGCGAGATTGCAACCAGGATCCATACCGGAATCCA